GCACTGCCGTAGGCCCCAAGAGTGAAGGGATAAACCCTAATGGCATTATTGCCATCCCGAGTACCAATACATCCTGGATGTCCAAAGCTGGGCATACAGGAATATACCGGTCTCGGTTAGCTCCTACAGGCTTACAGAACTCCACCCGTGGTTCTTCAACCACGATGATCCCCTATCGCAGGGGAACCCAACGGCGTTTAATTGCAACTGCGCCGTACAGTGCAGATCGCTCTAGATGAAGAGGATCTGACGAATCATCGGGGTAATCGGTAATCCGAGCCTCGAGACTCAACAGACTCTTTTGAAGAGCAGCGTACCCGTTCAGTTCATCAGTACGATAAACTGGGCTTGGAGACCAACACTTTATTTCAAAGCGTTGGAGACTACCATTCCATCTTCCGACGGATTGGTAACCCAAGTATGAGGTACGTCCCAGGCCAGCTGTTGTCGAAGATACATAAGGCAAAGGCCCTAGTATCTCTTCACATATGTTGAACATATGCGTAGAAGTGCGCCAGAAACCCTTCGAGTAGAAGAGGTTTGCTGTTGCAACCCAAGACAATAACCGGTTAACCTGTTGCCTGTCCTTAGGTTGAGGATGCCGTAAATAGGTAGGTGTAACAACCTCACCTGCGTACGCATCAACTCCACAAGACTCTCGGAACCTTCCGGTAACGAAAGTTTTGCTGGTATTTACCTTACAATTGTATTTTTGTAGGTACTCAAGGACAGCGATCGCTTGCGTTGACGGGACGATAATATCGTCACCGTAAACGTACACGTTTCGGCTAACATCAAAAATGTTAACGAAACTTACAGGAAGATTCTGTTCCCTCAATAGAGCCGCTATACATAAAGTATAGAAATACATCGACTCTATAGGAAAACAGAGAGCACTACCCATCGATGCGAACTTGCGTAGCGGTGAAATAATTTCACCACCGGGCATTTCCGCACTCGTCGTTCGACATGCCTCGATTAACCCGGATAAATCAGGATTTGCTCGAAACATCTGGAGAGCCAGGTCCCGTGGAACACGGTCACTGGCCTCTGAAAGATCGATCGTAGCTAATCGACCGTCAAATGACGAAGTCAAAGCCAATTGTTGGTTAATAGATTGGTCCTTAAAATTAAGGTGTCCTTTCGTTAACCAAAAATCTCCGATTGTAGCATAAAGCTTATTTCGGACAGCCTGTTGTGCATATTGCATGCAAACAGGTTCAATAGCGATGATTCGAGGACCATTCATAGTTTTCGGAACAGGAGTTACCCTAACAGGTAGTTCCTGATCTGGCTTAACGAAAGTAACTAAATCGATCTCCTCCGAGGGGATGCTACTCATAGAGTAAGCATTATCCACAAGAGGGAAATAAGATTCGAGTCTTTCGTGCCACCGACGCCAACTGTATTTCCGATTTCCGGAAATACGATCGGCAGTCGCACCTGGCCCGTGTCGTGGAGTTAAACTATCAATCTTGATAAGACTAATAGGATTATCCCACAACAAAGCAGAGACGAGATTATAATAATCTCTTTCCTGCGGCAGGATAGAAAACGTCTGAAAGGACTGCTCAATTGACATGAAATCAGAGAGGCTCCTTGCAACCCTCGCGGGCAAACAAGGCAGCTGGACTTTCTTAAACGTAAGGCAAATCTGCCTAACGCAATTAACAAAGCTAGCGAAATCCTCATCAATAACTGATCCATGTCGCATTCCTCCTGTCTCACGGTCAAAGATTAGACCGAGCATACCTTGTAAAAATACAGGGATTGCTCCATTCTTCCGAAAACTTCGGAAAAATGTTGGGTCTATACGCCCAATTGCTAAGCTTCTTTCGAAGTCTTCGCAAAATTTGGGCAGGGTTATCGTTAGAAACGATATTCCTTCATCTTTGACCCGTGATCTGATAGTTAACAGATCACGTAAATCAGAGACGTCAGCGATACACACGGCACATGCGTCTATATAGACGAGTTGTGCCATCTCTAGGTAGTCACTTACGTTGCTTTTCATGCCTCCTCCTGAAACGGGGGTAAGCATCAAGCCACGATTGTCTGCCTCCTTGGATTGCTCCAAGCAAGCTGTTACTTGGTTTACTTAACTTCATTCACGGGAAAGGGTGTCGGGACGACCGCAGGCTTCTTTGCCGGCGAAAGTTTCCGAAACATCCATCCTAGCCCTAAAGGGACTAGGACCGCGATGAGATTAAGTAGTATCGCGTGCAGTTGTTCTTTTATCTCTAACTCTTCGTTAGGCATAATTGAAAGCTCAACCGAAATCCGGTTCCTGATTGCTCAGGATCAGAAATGGGTCCGTGGAGATTTCTCTCTACGACTCCTTTCCGATAAGTTTATCAACAGCAGCGCCATTCAGCCAGGCCTGAAGGCCGGCTATAAGCTGTTCCACTTGCGCCGTCGAAAAGCCATATTCTGGCTTATCGAAGACACAGTAGAAAGAAAGCGTGTCATAGTCGTTGGTACTATCCAACGGATTTGTCACGACTTCCCGCTGATCAATTCTCACCATCGACCGGGTACGAGTACCCGACTTTTGATGAGAAATTGTCAGTTTGAAGGTTTCGTCAACATTTTGATAAATAGCGCTTTGGGCGCTAGTCGAAATGCGGGCGAGAACTTTCGCGACAGCATTAACAGTAACAGTTTGTGGATCGGCAAACATAGTGGTTGACCTCCGTCGAGAGATGGAAATTAATCACTGTCAAGCTAAATCCCGTTCCAAGGGAAGTGCCTTTCATGACAATGAATCGATTATCCCAGTTCACCTCCGGCTTATGCCGAGGGCTGCTAGGATAGCAAGTTTCATAGGGCTTAAACCACCCCATGAAAGGCCAAATCCGTATGGATTACCGGCCTCAACGCGTTGCTTGGTCTCTTGAAATCGAGACCAAGAAAACTGTTGAAAGCCATTGTCCGACCCGTAATAATCGTGGAAGGACACTATCTGACGTTGCTTATGCTCCATCAGATAAAGGTACTTGGACACAATGCCATCTAGACCAACGGCTTCAATGTGGTCAATTAACTTGCCCACATTAAAACCCCAGTCTATCAGCCATGTCCAGGGAGTTGCTCTCCATAGCACCGAAGGATTGATCCGCGCGCCATGCAACAGCATCTGCCGTTGCATAGCAGGCCACTTATCGTCATATGACGTTAGTGAACGATCAAGTTCGGGGCGATAAAACTTAAACCGACCCTCAGCCCATACCTTGTCTACTAGACGAGAATAGACTGAATGTGCGGAATAAGTGAATATGTTTGCCATGTAGGAGGACGCTGGGGGTTGACACCCCGAGAATCCCCACTGCAGCCAATCCATATTCCAATCGCCAACGCTATTAAGGATGGTTCTTTCCCTTTTTATCCAGGTATTGTTATTTCTCGACAGATTGTCGATTTTAACTCTACCGTGTCTGAAATTGTCGGAAAACTTACCGACATCAGCCACAAAAGGGACCCAACCAAATTGTTGGTTGAGAAAGTGATCTGCAACCTTTTTAGGCTGCATAAACGGCGCTGTTTGGTGCCCGCCCATCGATTTCCATATTTCATGGAAACCTCTGGCCGAAGTACTAAGCATCCGAGGAACATCTCGCAATTCTGCGAGTGCTACTCCAAGGCCGCCATCACTCAGTTGGGGTCTAAGACGATCAAAGACCCCTGAACCATACGACGCTTCAGGGTCTGGTAATTGGGAACTATTTTGACCTGAATTCCAACCCATATTGGCAAGATCTGCCATAGGGATTGGGTCATGGTCAAAAGCAGGTAGATAAAATCCACCTTGATATTCATACCGAGTATTACCTACGGTACGACTATAAGTCCCATTTCCACGACCTTCCGCTATCGGATGCAAGATTCGCAAAGAAGAGAAAGGGCCACCGGTGACGTACGGAGGGCCAGGATTAACCTGATCCCAAGTACGTTGAAGCCGGAGCGCCGGAGTGATGCCAGTGTGGTGTAGATATTTTATATCCACAACCACATTGTCAACATACTGGCGGTAAACACCCAAAGGAACAGGAATGGGTTCTACGGGCTTATTTGAACTTTGACCTTGTCCAGGCCAGAGCTCTGTGCCGTAGATTTCATCCAAATTCCTCTCTCTATATCTTGAACCAAGCGCCATGAGCAAAACCTCCATACAAAAATAGGGAAGTGCCATCGCTGACATTTCAAG